TAAATCCACTAATATCAGAGGTGGTCTTTAAGTCCACAATTCTATCCCCATTATCAATATCTACCTTTACTCTAAATGGCAAATCTCTATAAGTCCCAAAGTAACTAACCTCCTTTTGAGAGTTCTCTAAGATACTTGACACCTTATCGTTTCTAAGCAATCCCTCAGCAATAGATGATGCGTTTAATACCTCAGACCTTAAATACACATCTCCGTATTCTTTCTTAAAGTCTAAGAACTTCTTAACTCTCCTAGAACTTGCATCAATGGTCTGTAACTCCTCCATTCTATGAGGCTCTAAGGCTGCCAAGTGAATCAATCTCCCATCTGTAAGGGCTTGAGAACTCTTAGGCTTTCTCTTGTTATGCTCATAATACTTAACTCCTCTTAATAAATCCTTACAAGTTGAAGAACTTAATGCGTTCTCTCCCAAGAAGTTATAATAAAAGTCATCATCGTTCATTCTAAGAAGTAGCTCATCTGATGACCACACTTCCCCATTTAATAATTTATATTCCATATACTTTAAATACTTTTCTCAATTCGTTTATTCTTCTTTTTAAACATCCCTTACAAGTGGTAAACCCTGCTTGTTGGGAACTCTTCGCTGGGAACACCTTGTTATAGATGAGGTTCAGCTTCTTCTGTACAGGGGCAGTAACCACCTTAACATCATTCTTAAAGAATGTCATCAGATACTGAAAGTCTGACTCAGTTAAAGGAACAGTCCTCTTGTAAGGTATTGCCTTGTTTAGAGCCTCTTTACGCTCATCACAACCACAATCATCAGATAACATATCTACGAATCCTTTGATTCCTGTTGCTTTGGTAATCTTCTCTATTGTGTCTCCTAAGCCCTTACTCTCTTTCTTAGTATTCTCTAAATACCGCTCATAGGCTTTCTTGTATGCCTTGTACTCTTTGGTACGTTTGTCCACTCCTTGTGGTTCTATTGGTTCTATCATAACTTATCGTAATCACCATTTTTATAATCTTCAAAATCCTCACTAAACTTCTCTACAAGTTTCTCTCTGTGTATTCTAACTACGTTATAAATGTGGGTGAGTCCACAATCTAACTCAGAGGCTAAGTCTCTCATAGAGTAATCCATACTAAAATATATCTTACATAGCTGGGAATAATAATTATGCCAAGTGTTCATCTCAGAAATGATATCTGAATGGAATCTATGGTGTGCCTCATCAGCATCATATTCATATTCCTCGCTTATCATATCAACATTATCGTGTAGCATACAAGTCTTAATCCTTCTCTTTCTAGTGCTATCTATAAACATAGAATATAAAGTCTTATAGACATAACTCTTATTGTAAGAGTCCTCTCCGTAAGAGAAATCGTTTCCTTTCTTCTCTAACCTATCAATCTTTATATACATCTCTTGTACGATGTCCTCTGATTGGTCATAAGGACAACCTATGTTTATCACAACCCCTTTCCAGATGTTATGGTCTTTTGCAATTTTACTTAATACACTCACCGATACCAAGATAGTTAAAATTCCAAGTCTCGGCTGAAAACCTTGATTTGAATGTTGTCGTTATAGAAACTTTTATTCCTAAGGACATTATACTTGAATTGATAGTAAGCCTCCTCATAGCTTAATTCTTTTTTAGAGACGCATAGAGCCAATATCTCCCTTGATACCTTAACTCCGTTCTTAATATCCTCGTTAAGCGGTTTACAGCTCCCTGTGTAGGTTTTCCAATCACTCTCTTTAGTAACCCACTCCCAAGTCTTTAATCGTTTGTCCTTTAAGGCTTGAGTTTCTTTCTTCCCGAACCTTCTCTTTCTTCGTGTTCTTAGGCTCTTTTTACCTATGTACCTCTTTCCGTTATCAGCCAAGATAAGGTAAACAAACCCTACAACAGAGTCTCCGAAAAAACTAATATCGGTAACTTCCTCTCCGTAATATGTCCAATTAAAATCCATCTAATACATCGTATAAATCAGTTTCTACTTCTGGTAATCCATAATCATTAACCTTGAAAGAAAATGGCTCAAAAGCCTTGTTTCGTACATTCATAGGTTTTGCAGTAATCAATCTAGGATTGACATCGTTTCTCTCTAACCTTATCTGAGTCTCACACTTCTTCTCTAAGAAAGAACCTAAGTGTCCTGTTGGTTTGTTAGAACCAAAGTTAGAGTGTATAATGGTCAGTATATGTATGTTATATTGAGCTGTCCATCTCATTAAATGGTCCACTAACTCTCTACTACCATTAATATCATTCGCATCAGCCACCAAATCAGCAATTCCATCAATTATTACGAATTTAATATCTTGGTGTTTTTCAAGCAAATACTCAATCATCTCTACTCTAGACTTATACGATATTTTTCTCATACCGAAGGTTAGATAGTTACTTGGGTCAAAATCACACATCCTTGCAGTCCTTTGGAATACTTTCTGTGCGTGAAACTCTCCTTGCTCCGTATCTATATGTAACAACTTCCCCTTTGCATCTCCAATCATATTAGCAGTAAAGTTAGTTTCTTTAGCTAAGTAACTGGAAGCGAACAAGTTAGTGAAATAACTCTTACCAATCTTAGGAGGTGCTTGGACAAAGCTAAAGTTACCATAAGTACATAAAGGTATAGGATAGGTCTTTACTGAGCCATCACTCATAACTATGTCGTATGTCCCCTTTGAGATAGCAACAGGAGGATGTTCTATAACTTCGGATATGTCTATGTATAAGTCCTCCTCAAGATGCTCCATAGCCATCCTATGAATCTCTCTTTCATCGTTTGTCATATCTTTTTTTTTAATTAAAAAAGGGAGGAGAGTTAGTCAGCACTCCACCTCCCTTTAGGGTTTAATCTAAGTATCAGAACGGGAGCGAGTCCATTGGGTCTGCTTGTTTAGGTTTATCCTCTCTCTCAGCAACAGAAACATTACCATCAGTCCAGAACACCTTACCACTACCTAAGAACTCTTTAGGTTTCTTAGCATCTCTCTCCTCCTTGCTCTGCTTGTCAAATACAGAAATGTTGTTTCCGTATCTTGTGTCATCTTGAAGAGTGATATTAAACGTGTAATAAATCCCCTTCTTACCCTTAAAGAATTTCTCTTTTGGTAACTTACTCATATCGAGTGTAATCTCAGCCATTGTAGCCATAATGTATAAATATTTATTTAATTAATAATTCTTGTACTTCTTTAGATAAGTTATACTTACCTTTAATTGCTTGGATGTCTCCTCCATCCTGTAAGAACTTCTTAGCCTTTTTGAAAGCCTCTGTTCCTTTATTAAGCCATTGCTTTTCCTCATTTACAGCCCCTTTGCCGTGCTTATTCGTTGAGTCTGCATCTTGGACATCGTCAATTAAAAATAGTGCGTTACAAGCATACTTACGAGCATAAGAAGAACTTGCTCCGAAGGTTTGACTCATATCCATACCTTTCTTGTTGATGTCGATACCTGCTTGAGCCTTTGCTGTAATCCCAGTGTTCTCATCTTTAATGGTAGCAGTTGCCTCAACAAAGATAACTCCTCCAACTTCTTTAACCTCATCAGAGATTACTAAGGCTAATCCGTACTTAGTAAGCAATGGTTTTACTGCATCTAAGATGTCCTCCAAGTTTCTATACTTGTACTTCCCGAATGAATTAAAGTGGTTCTTACCTACCTTTAACTCGTTTCTTAATTGTGTTAATTTACTATGCATAATCTTTAACTTCTAATAATGCTTTGTTACTTTTTTCTTCTCGCCCTGTCTTGCAGAACTTAACCCAAACCTCTCCAATTTCTTCATCCTCGAAATGTCGGTCTATCTCCTTGACTACACTTCCAATAGTGTCTGCAAGTTTCAACTGCTCCTCTAACGCATCTAAGAACGTATATACCGAGCTAATTGAGGGAGCTAATGCAGAGTCTTTGTTATATAACATCATCTGACTTACCTTCTTCTTAATCTCATCAATCATTGAATACCTCTTTTATAATTACATTTTTATACTCCGTTGGACAATCCTTGTCGCATAACTCAAATAAGAAAGTCTCTAACTTACTCTTTTCTTGTTCTAGTTCCTTTACCCTGTTTAGTAAAGCTACAATTCTCTGTTCTTTAAATTCTAATAAATCGTGCATATTAATCTTGTTTCATTAAATGTTTACTTTCTAAATACATCGCTTCTCTATGTTTGTCTATAACAAATCCAGAGATTGGATTGATGTTATACTCCCAAAACCTTGTTACTCTTAACTTCTTAGGGAGTTTGTTTAGCTTTCTTGCTCTCTCGTTTGAGTAAGCCTTAGCACACTCTTTACAGATTGGTGCTCTCTCATCCTTAGCTGCTGGATGCTTATAATACTCCGTTAAGTACTTTATCTCTCCACAAGCCTTACATTCTTTTGTGTCCATATCATAAGATTTTAGTTGTTATTTTTTATCTCTGAGATATATGAAATAATCAATCCTATGATGTTTACTACAAGTATAATCTTTAATGGCAAACTATAATTATCTGTCAGAGCCATAAGGATTAATACAGACCAAGAATTTATTAAGTATATTAATTTCTCCATATTATAAGTTGTTTAGTTCTTGCTCTATCATAACTAAACGATTTTTGAATAGTTAGCTTCTGTAT